TGGTTCTGCGATACTTAAAATGGATCGTACAGGTCATTGGGTGTTCGGTGCAGGTGAATCAGAAGTAGAATCAGACTCTACATGGGCGGTTAATCCGTTCTCTTTTGTTCACGGTTTTATCTGCTGGGGTGAAGGTGAAGTTTTAGGTGAAAAGATGGTAAGTATTACATCGCCATTGCCTGAACTTGATGCTGCGCCTGCTGGTGGTAAACGTGGATGGGAAACTCAAGTCGGTATGAGCTTAAAATGCTTATCCGGTGAAGATAAAGGCTTGGAAGTTCGTTACTCAACCACTTCAGTTGGCGGTAAACGTTCAGTACAGACTCTTGCAGTTGCTATAGCAGCGCAAGTAGATGCCGATCAAGATAAACCTGTTCCAGTTATCAACCTGAAGAAAGAATTTTACCAGCACAAAGCGTACGGTAAGATTTACACTCCCGTGTTTGAAGTTGTTGAATGGGTAGGTTTGGATGGTGAAACTAAGGATGAAGATGGCGTGCCAGAAGAAACTGGCAGACGTAGACGTTCAGTCTAAGTAAAGAGAAAGCCCCTCTTTATGAGGGGTTTTTTTTCCTCTTAAATTTAGGAACGACTATGACTATACTCTGGATTGACTATGAAACTTCCAGTTCTTGCGATCTTAAAAAGTCAGGCGCTTATAATTATGCGTTGGCTCTAGATACTAAGATTTTATGTTTATCTTATGCGTTTGATAATGGTGAAGTAAGAACTTGGACTCCTGATAAACCTTTTCCACATGAAATTAAAGATCATTTTGCTAATGGTCATCAAATACGAGCGCATAATTCCGGTTTTGATAGGTTAATAACTGAATATGTTTTATGCGGTGACTTTGATGTACCTAAACCTTTAGCTTCTTCTTGGTATTGCACCGCTACCCAAGCAAGGGCTAACTGCCTCCCCGGTAGTCTTGAAGATATTGGCAGGGCTATGTCCGCCAAGATGAAGAAAGATCACCGTGGTAAGCAGTTAATCCGTCAGTGTTGCGTTCCTCCTTATAATACTGCGCTATTGCCTGAGTTAATCCATTACTGTGAGCAGGATGTTCGTGCTATGCGTGAAGTTAGTCTGGCACTTCGTCAATTATCTGATGATGAATTGCTGGATTACCATGTCAATGAACGCATCAACGACAAAGGATTATTAGTTGATGTGCCGCTGTGTCATGCTGCTATCGGTTACGCTACGGCTGAACTGGAGGACATTCAGACCTTAGTCAAAGATATTACGGGCATTAGTTCGGCTAGATCGCCTAAGCTTAAACAATGGGTAGCTGATAGGGTGCCTGATGTTGATGTTATGATGGTGGACGAGAAGTTATCATTAAATAAAGCTACTCGGACGGCTTTACTGCAAATGGATTTACCCAATGAAGTGCTGGATGTTGTTCAGTGTATCGACGACATCAGTGCATCATCAGTAGCTAAGTTTAAACGCATGGCAGAGCTGGCGGATATTGAAGATGGTCGCGTTCGTGGTGCGTTTGTCTTTAATGGCGGTTCTGCTACAGGTAGAGCAAGTTCGTACGGTGTACAGCTTCAGAACATGGCTAGAATCTGCGCTAAAGACCCTGAAGCGGTGCGATCAGCCATGATGGCAGGTGATGACCTTAGTCCGTTTGGTACGCGCGTCACAAACGTTTTAAAAGGCATGATTAGACCTGCTATTATCCCTGCTAAAGGTAATGTTTTAGTTGTGGCTGATTGGGCGGGTATTGAAGCAAGATGTAATCCGTGGTTATCTAATCATGTAGCATCGGAAGCAAAGTTGGACATCTTCCGATCTGGTGGCGATGTTTATGTTGAAAATGCTAAGTCTACATTCAATGTTAAAGAAGTCACTAAAGATCAGCGTTTTATCGGTAAGGTGCAAGAATTAGCTTGTTTTACCGAAGAAACCAAAGTTTTTACACATAACGGTATCAAGGCTATACTGGACGTTCTAATAACAGATAAATTATGGGACGGTTCATCATGGGTAGACCATCAGGGGGTAATATTGAAGGGGATGAAGGAAGTTATCAACGTGTGCGGAGTAAACGCTACTCCGAATCACTTGGTGTTGGTAAAGAAAAATTGGCTTCCAATTCATCAACTCAATTCAAACAAGTTCATCCTTTTCCAAGCGCTGGTGACAGGTTCGGTAAGCTTACCGTACTGGGAGTTGAAAGAGTTAAACTTGGGGCCTGCACTCTTAATATGGCGAAAGTACAATGCGATTGTGGGGCAGCGCCTCATTATGTCCATTTACCAAACCTTAGAAAAGGTAGCTCGACACGATGTAATCCTTGCGCTAAAAAACAAGCTGGATTTTGGCGTAAAGATTATTACAAATTTGCAAGTGTTTGTCCTGATGATGCGCATCGTAGACGGTTGCTTAATAGGCTTTCAGCATGTAAAGGGAGATGTACTAACCCTAAAGACAAAGGCTATCCAAATTATGGGGGGCGGGGCATTACGTTATATCCCTTATGGCAAACGGATAAATTTGCATTTTTGCAATATGTTCTTACGCTTGACGGCTGGGATAAACCGGAATTGGAACTTGATAGGATTGATGTCAATAAGGGGTATGAACCTGAAAATATTAGGTTCATTACTAAAAAAGAAAATTGTAACAATAAAAGAAAAATGCAAGATATGCAGTCATACATTGCCGAACTTGAAGCCCGTTTACGATATTTTGAACAGCGGGAAAAATAACAGGTTTACTATTGTATCTGATGCAGGCGCGTTAATAGTTCATAACTGTGGATATTCTGGAGGTGTTGGAGCTTTCGCATCGATGTCCAGAATTTATGGTCTAGTGATGTCCGAAGAAAGGGCTAAAAAAATGGTGCGGGGTTGGCGCGTGGCAAACCCCTGGTGCATCCCGTACGGCCAAGAGTTAGAACGTGCTTACATGAGCGCGATGCGTCACAAAGGGCATGAGTTCTCGGCTGGGCGTGTGACGTATTTGTTTGATGGTAATCACCTGTGGTATATTTTACCGTCAGGTCGTATACTCTGTTACCCATTTGCTCGGTTAGAAGATGGCGCTGTTACTTACCTTAAGGCAGCGTTCAAGCCCGCTTCTGACGCTGTTGAATGGCCTCGCGCTAGACTATGGCAAGGTATCGCACAAGAAAACTGCGCTCAAGCTACTGCAAATGATTTACTAAGATACTCACTCCGGCAACTGGATGGCGTTATAGCGCACATCCATGATGAAATTGTGGTTGAATGTAAAGCAGATGACGCTGAAGAAGTTACAAAAAGAATGATGTCTGTCATGTGTACTCCCCCAGTTTGGGCTGAGGGGATACCATTAGACATTGAAATAACAACAATGTTTCGATACGGAAAATAATATGAACTTTATAGATTACCTTGTTAGTATATCACCAGAGGGGGAAACCTGTCTATTTGTTAAGCAGGTTCCTAAAGCTGATCTTTTTCATGCAGATGGAGCGCAAAAATGTACTTGGCCTGCTTACCTCCCCACTAAATATGATTATAAAGGTGCTTGGTACTGTAACACGGCATCTTTCATCATTAAGCGTTTTAAAGATGGCAAACCAAGTGCTTCTGCAAGCAATTGTGAATTGGTGGCGTTCTTGGTGTTGGATGATGTCGGTACGAAATCAAAAATGCCTGATCTGATTCCAACGTGGATCATGGAAACTTCACCAGGTAATTACCAATACGGTTATACTTTCAGCCTTGACGATCAACCAACAAAAGGGGATTTCAGTGCTGCTATTAAAGCGATTGCTGATGCAGGTTATACTGATGGGGGAGCGATTAACGCTGTGCGTAATTTTCGGCTTCCTGATTCTGTCAATCTTAAGCCTGGTCGAGATGATTTTAAATCCGTATTGGTCAAATTCAATCCTGAATTAGAGTTCACCTTACCACAGATATGTGAAGCGTTAGGTGTTACTCCTGCTGAAGCAGACACAGCAACCGTTAAGCGCATTGATTTGATTGACGATGGTAAAGATGATGTCTTAACATGGCTTGTTGAGCGTGGAGATGTCATTGAAGGCGCTAATGGTGAAGGTTGGGTGGGTGTGACTTGCATTAACGCTGGCGCTCACTCGGATGGCAATCCAATGGCACGTTATCATCCTGTTAATCGTGCCTTCATGTGTTTTCATGAGTCTTGCCAACATCTTGATAGTAAAACTTACCTTGAATGGGTGCAGGCAGAAGGCGGCCCGAAACATTCACATGGGATCCGTGAGGAATTGTTAGCCTCAGTTATGGTTGACACGTTAGCTAAACTCGAACCTACTGACATGTTTAGCCAAGATGCGGCTAGTGCTATCGCTGAAGTCGAACGTAAGGAGTTAGGACGATTGGAAAAGAAAGATTGGTTCAGCAGATTCGCTTACATTCAAGCCGATGAATCTTATTTTGATTTGCAAGCTAGACGTGAAGTCAGCCGATCTACTTTCAACGCTTTGTTTCGTCATCTTGAGTGCAAGTCTATTCATACAGGGCGTAAGATAGAAGCCTCAGTTTGTTTTGACGAGAACAGACAAGCGATGGGCGCACATGCTTTGGTGGGGATCACTTACGCTGCTGGGGAAACCATGTTGACCGCTCTTGATGGTGACATGTACGGCAATCGTTGGCGTGATGCACGTCCTGATGTGACAGGTAAAGCTGGTAATGTCACTCGTTGGCTTGACCATTGCAAAAACTTAGTCCCTAATGAAGCTGAATTGGAGCATATCTTTAACGTCATGGCTTACAAAGTCCAGAACCCTAAAATCAAGATCAATCACGCCATTCTGCATGGTGGCGATCAAGGAGCTGGAAAGGATACGATGTATGCGCCTTTCATCTGGGCGGTGTGTGGCCCTCACTTTAAGAACCGAGGGTACATTGATAACGATTCGATGAACAGCCAGTTTGGTTACGCATTAGAGTGTGAAATCTTAGTCCTTAACGAGTTAAAAGAAACCGATGCACGAGAAAGACGAGCGTTGGCTAACAAATTAAAACCTATCATTGCTGCACCTCCAGAAACGTTGTCTATCAACCGTAAAGGGCTACACCCATATGATATGGTGAACCGTTTGTTTGTGTTGGCTTATTCAAATGATCCTGTTCCAATTCAGTTGGAGTCACAAGACAGACGATGGTTCTGCGTTTGGTCACATGCACCTCGTATGGATTACGCAGAAGCACAATCAATGTGGGAGTGGTTCAAGACAGGCGGTGGTTATGAAGCAATTGCCAGTTGGTTGTACGCTCGTGATGTTAGCGCGTTCAATCCAGCAGCTGCACCGATGATGACTGAGTTCAAACTGAACCTAGTTGAGCAGGGCATGTCGAGCGCTGAGTCGTACCTAGTTGAGTTGATGCGTAACCGTGTCGGTGAGTTTGCAGCAGGAGTGATAGCGTCCCCATTTCATGCGCTTTGCGATCGGTTGGTTAATACTGCACCAGGTAACATCAAGGTTCCTCAAGCAGCGCTTCTTCATGCTCTTAAAGAAGCTGGCTGGAAAGATATGGGTCGCCTTAAATCACGTGAATTTCCCAGCGTGAAACATATTTACATGGCTCCTGACGATGAAGCTATTTCATCGCTGAGTAAGACAGAACTTAGGAAAAAAGTTGAGCCAGAACTAAACAGAAAATTGTCACTTGTGAATTGAAAAACCAAATTTTCTAAATTTCAAATCAAATCGGATTAAATTGGGTTTTGCTCAGGAATAGTTGGGCAAAACTTTTTTGGCTGGTGGGTGGATTTTCATAAACCTACTAAAATAGTAGGAATAAATACCCAAAAACCTAGTAGGAAATAGGGTTATTTTTTAGGCGGTTTTTAAGCTATTGTAGGCACGTTATTTTTTATGTCTATGTAGCTATTGCTTTTACATAATTGAGCCTTAAAACGTGTTTTTTAGTGTTAAGCTGCTTGTTGGATAATAGGTTATAGGCTGGAATACTGGAACGCAAGGCATAAAAAAAAGCCGCTTATTAGGCGGCCGTGTTAAGTTATTAAATTAAATTATGCTATGGCGTGTCGTTAAAATGTTTGGATAATAATAGTTGAACCAATTTACTTTTATTTTTTGTAGCTTTTAACCGCTGCACTTGCCATCTTTTTAGACTAAAAGTAGCAAGTATATTTTTTTCATCATCGGGTATTGATGGCCGGCCTGGTTTAATTATCATTTTATAATATCCTGGAATAGTAAAAGGCCGCGAATTAAGCGGCCTTGATTGATTAATGTGTGAATTCAACTATTGAATCATGCTCGGTAGCAAACCTGGTGGCGGTGTCTAGATAATCAAAAAGCATTGAAGTTAAATAAGCGCCAACAATGGGGCAATTTTGCCAGTAATAGACTTTATACATTGTCTTAGTTCCTGCATGGCATGATAATATAAATTGTGTCTTCTGATGGCATAAAATATCCGCACTCATTACAACTATATAAACGTTTTGGTGTGGTGTTGCCGTAATATTTACAGATAGCATCATTAGCAAGTGCGACGTATGACCAGTCGAATTGATGCTTTATAGAATTTAAATTTTCATCGTGATTATTTGCTTTTATTGGTGTTAGTATTTTGTCAAAACTTGGATATTTATGGTCAATAGGCGTGAATACTTCAATTTCATTCAAGCATTGCAATTCATAACGATTATTATTTAAAAATATTCCAACTTCTTTGGTTTCATGTTTTGTACCAATCTTTTTTAATAATGCCTTGCTAGTTTCTACTGGTATGATTAAAAAATTATCTGGAATAGGGTTATCATTATTATCTAATTGTTCTGGTATCTCATTCTGATAAGTATTGATATGGCATAAAATATGCCCATTTGAAGCGCTTACAGTGTTTTTTGTAACTTTTACACCGTTCAAATAATATCTAATATCAGGTTTTTTAGGTGTTGCTGTTAACGCCAGTCTTAAATCTTGAATTTTCATTTTAATTTACCTTTAATTTTATTGTTTTAGCGACGTCGTCGCGGAAATGTTGCATCTCTATAGTTCTGTATTCTTTTACTACTCTTAAGCAATATGGTGGTTTTAAACTATCGTTGATTGATGATATGTTGCTAAATTTACCCGCCAGTTCTCGAGCAACTTTAGAAGTTTTACATTGTGCCTTATATACTGAGTCCATAATGTTAGAAATAGTCGTTGTCAATGCAGTTTTGATAATAAGCGGGCCATTCTTTTTTTATATCATCTTCAGATATTCCATAAACTTTTAACGCTTCTATAGCATCGTTATAATTGCTTGTTATTTGGCACTCATAATTAGCTAATGAATCCCATATGATAGTTTTTAAAGAATTGTTGGCAAGTTCCCAACGTGTCTTTTCATTGCTTAAACTATCAAGGCCATCCATTACAGTTTTAACGTTATTAGATGGGCATAACATTCCAGCATACAATCTTTTATATTCAACACCTGGCAGAGCTTCAGCATTATATTGCTGTTCTGTAAACGCAAAAAAAGCGCCGTTTGCGGTTAGTAAATCGTTAATTTTTCTCTCAATATTAAAATAATTCATTTTATTCTACCTTTAGTTTAGTTTAGTTTAGTTTTTAAGATGCTTGAATCATTACAAGCAATTCACAGATTAGGCGAATACCACCAACAAATAACAAAGCGGCTGTTGCTGCTAATACATAAATTTTAAAGTTGATTGATGGCATTACATTTTCTTTATAGGCAGGGTTTAAAATTAGCCTTTCGTTTTTAACGATATATTTTCTCATTGTCTTAAGCCTTTAATAAATAAAATGGCAAAAAAGACATTATTGCAAGTAGCAATAGCATGCAATTAATAACTACCATTTTGGGCAATGCCAAAATAATAAGGGTTAAAATTAATGATATTATTAAGATTGATGATATTAAAATAAATGTTTTCATTGTCGTTTACCTTTATTTAGTGTTTTAGTTCCTGGCCATTCCAAAAACTTGACTACAGAATAAAACTATTTAGTTTTAATGTCAATAGTTATTTTGTGTATATTGTGGGCATCGTTGTGTATAAGAATTTCAAGCAGTTTTGTACACAACATTCCCTTTATTGACGGGGCTTTGAAAGCTGTGTGTATAATGTGTATATATATATTAATAAAGTAATTAGATAATAATATACCTATAATAATTGTGGTAATTATTCTGGCGGAAAATGTTACCGGCTGCTAAAAAAAAACTTTGCGAAACTTATACACAAAATGCCTTCAAGCCATGTATTCCGTGGCTTGGAGGCGGTTTTGAAAAGTGTACACAAAATGCGATTATGCCCAATCAGAACAAAATAAAGGCGTGCAATGGCCTTTTGAAGTAACTTTTGACGTTAAAATTAAATCGCCCGTAAAAACTTCAATATGAATAGTTGAATTTTTTGTGTGTGTGGCTTGTTTAAGTCTTAACCTAGAACCCTTGTAATGCCTTAAGCATGATATAACCGCTTGTATTTGCTTAGGTTGCAAGGCCAGCTCTTTTAAATCATGTGATAAATGCTCTATGCTTACATTGCATACATTTTAAAATGACGCGCTTACCGTTCCAAGCTAATGTATGCAATGTAAGCTATGCAAAACAAATAGCTTACGTTGCATACAATCAAAAGTGTGTACTAATTCGTTACCTTTTATAAAGCACCGATGCAAAACATTAAAGATAACAATAACTTACGGTGCTATTCAAGTCCTGCCTTCGTTCTTGAATGGCTACCCAGGTCAATACTCAAACCGTAAACTGTATATGAATCAATAGGTTAGCTTGTAATGGTATGCCATAACTTAACCTGGTGTGTTTTTTGGGGTGTATAGGGGGGATTTTGAACCGTCCGTCGTCCATGTCCACCCCCCTCAGTAAATTTTTTATTTTTGCTAAAATAAGGTAAAAAAATTTTTTAAAATTAAATGGCGAACATGTAAAAAACTTTACTACTAAATGGAAACGATGTTAAATACAACTTTACACAAGGACAGACGATGATTTCGATCCCCTTCACTCCAAGAGAAGTGCAAGCCACCGAATGGCGTTTACAACAAATATATGACGCTGCCGCCTTGGGGCTGAAAGGCGACAAGCTAGCCTTAGCCGCAGGAATGTTACCTTCCGAATATCGACAGTTATGCCAGCTCGACCCTGTTGCTGAAATGGCGGCGTTGAAAGGTGCAGCTGATGGAGAACTGGAAGCATCATCTCAGTTAAGAGAAGCTGCCAGAAACGGGGACGCTAAAGCGGCGCTGTCAATCTTGCAACACGTTCATGGATGGACTGCCAAGCAGGAAATATCCATGTCAATTGAAACTATTAATATACAATCTGCCTTAGATGAAGCGCGTAGTCGAGTCATCGAGGGAACATCAACACCTATTCAACTAGAGGAACAAACCAACAATGGCTCAACAACCAATATATCGTCCAGACGAAGAACAGACGTTGATGGTGGAGTTATGGTCGCCCAAGATAGCGGATGATCCCGAAGCTTTTGTGTTGTTCGTGTTTCCTTGGGGGAAAAAGAACACACCACTAGAACACTTTCACGGGCCAAGAAAATGGCAACGAGAAGTGCTAAGGGATATTGCCGAGCATATTAAGGAGAATAAAGGCCAAGTAGATATGAACACCCTGCGGTCAGCCGTGTCATCTGGACGTGGTATTGGTAAATCTGCATTGGTGGCATGGTTAATATTGTGGATGTTGACAACACGGGTAGGCTCAACGGTAATCGTGTCAGCTAACTCAGAATCACAATTGAAGTCCGTCACATGGGGCGAATTGTCACGCTGGTACGCCATGTCAATTAACACGCATTGGTTTGAACTATCTGCTACTAAGATAACACCAGCTACATGGCTGACTAATTTGGTGGAGATGCAACTGAAGAAAGGTACACGCTATTGGGGCGCTGAAGGTAAGTTATGGAGTGCTGAAAACCCTGATAGTTATGCAGGGGTTCACAACCATGACGGAATGATGTTAATCTTTGATGAAGCGTCAGGTATTCCTAATGAGATATGGTCGGTAGGAGCTGGATTCTTTACTGAGAATATCCTTGATCGGTATTGGTTTGCTTTCAGCAACCCTAGACGAAATGAAGGGTATTTCTTCGAGTGCTTTCACGGCAAACGAGCATTCTGGAAAAGCCGTATGGTGGACGCAAGAACGGTTGAAGATACGGATAAACAGGTTTATGAACAGATTATTGCTGAGTATGGTGAAGATTCTTCCCAAGCACGGGTTGAAGTGTATGGTGAATTTCCCACCGCAGGTGAAGATCAGTTCATATCGCCCGACCTCATTGAAGATGCGTTTCAACGCCCATTATATAAAGATACAACTGCACCTATTGTTATTGGTGTCGATCCTGCACGAGGTGGGGCTGACTCAACTGTAATTATTATCAGGCAGGGGCGTGACTTATTAGCAATTAAACGATATTCCGGTGAAGATACCATGACAATTGTTGGACGTGTGATTGATGCGATTGAGCAATATCGCCCTGCCTTAACGGTGATTGATGAAGGTGGTTTGGGCTATGGAATTCTTGATCGTTTAGTTGAACAACGGTATAAGGTAAGAGGCGTGAATTTTGGTTGGAAGGCGACTAATGCTATTATGTGGGGTAACAAACGCGCAGAGATGTGGGGCGCAATGAGGGATTGGTTAAAAACTGCCAGCATTAAGGAGGATAGGCAATTGAAATCTGATTTAATAGGGCCTATGAAGAAGCCTAATTCTTCAGGGACTATCTTTCTTGAAGGTAAGAAAGAAATGCGGTCTAGGGGTTTAGCCTCACCTGATGCAGCGGACGCATTAGCGGTTACTTTTGCGTTTCCGGTAGCCCATAGGGAACAGCGAGAGCATAGGGAAGGAGGAAATCGATCTTATAATTCATCTGGAGGAAGCACTTCTTCTTGGATGGGCGCTTAACATTTTAATAGCTCAGGAAAAATCATGGCAAATTTAGATACAGATTCAATAATGGAATCATTTGGTGTTGGTATGGATACTGAAACAGACGAAGAAAAAATGGATGAAGATACGCTGAAGGAGATACGCGAACGTTTCAGTTCTGCGGTGGAGTTTACTTCTGTCAATAGACAAGAAATGTTGGACGATGTTCGTTTTGCACGGTTAGGAGATCAATGGCCTGAGTCGGCTAAATATGACCGTAATCGCCCAGGTAAAGAACGACCTATGTTGGTGATTAACCGATTGCTTCAGTATCGTGATCGAGTGGTTAATGAAATCCGTCAGAATACTCCTAGTATTCGTATTCGTCCAGTCAACGATGAAGCCGATCAGGAAACAGCGGAAGTATTGCAAGGATTGATTCGCCACATTCAAGACAATAGTAATGCTGGTATGGCTTACGATACTGCGGTGGAATCGCAAGTGGACATGGGTATCGGTTATGTGCGTATTCGTAATGACTGGGCTGATGATTCCAGTTTCGATCAGGAAATTTACATAGACCGAATACCTGATCCCTTTAAGGTCTACATGGATCCGCACAGCAAATCGCCAGACGGCTCTGATGCTGAATGGTGTATTTTAGCGGAAGAAATTTCTAAAGATGAATTTGAACGTTTATATCCTGGAGTTGATGAAACGCATTTTGATGATGCAGGCAATGGCGACGCTCAAGGCTGGTACACTAAAGACAGTGTTCGAATTGCTGAATACTATTATATAGAGCATGAAGAAGTTGAGATTACCGATCCTCAAGACCCATCACAGGTGCGTATAGCGGATAAAAAACGCTGTATGTGGTGCAAAGCTACTGGTGATACCATTTTAGAGCGTGGTGAGCTTCCTACGAAGTTTATCCCTATTGTTCCAGTCATCGGTCATGAACTATGGTTACAAGGTAGACGTTATTTATCAGGATTAATTCGTAATGCTAAAGATGCTCAACGGTTGTATAACTATTATCTATCTGCTAATGCTGAAAATGTTGCATTGTCGCCTAAAGCTCCGTTTATAGGCGTAGCAGGGCAATTTGAAACTGACCCTAATTGGGGAAGGGTAAACAAAGAATCAGTCGCATACCTCGAATATGACCCTGTATCGATAGCTGGAACACCTGTTGGCTCACCTCAACGGGCAATGCCTCCACAATCAAGCCCTGCAATCATGCAAGCTATTCAATTAGCTGAGAATGACATCATGCAAAGCATGGGAATTTACCAACCTACATTAGGCGCACAGTCTAATGAAACATCTGGTAGAGCCTTGTTATTGAGGCAAAAACAGGCTGATATTAATACCTTCCATTATCAAGACAATTTATCACGTTCAGTCCGTCAAATTGGCCGTGTCGTGTTAGATATGATTCCTAAAGTCTATGACAGGCCTAGAGTTGCACGAATTTTAGGTGAAGATGGAACACCAAGAACTGTACAACTTAACCCTAACATTCAAACTCCGTCCGCTAATACTGAAAATACTGCGATTGATTCAATTTTTAATCCGACCATTGGACGTTATGACGTTGTTTGCGATGCAGGCCCTTCATATGCAACTAAACGCGATGAAGCAGCTACAATGATGCTGACTTTAACTCAAGCAAATCCATCATTATTTAATATCATTGGTGATTTGATGTTGAAAAATATGGATTGGCCAGGAGCTGAAGAAATCAGCAAACGACTTCAAGCTATGTTACCTCCGCAAATACAAGCAGTGGCTAAGAGTGGTGATAAAGTTGATCCTCAAGTCCTTCAAGCTAGACAAATGATGGATGAATTGGCAGGTCAAATGGAGCATATGAGTCAAGAAATTACTCAACTCCGTGATCAACGCATGCTTGAACTTCAAAAGCAAGAACGCGAATGGTTTGAAGCCCAAACTAAACGCATGGACGTGGAAGGTAAAATTATGATGACTGATACGCAATTACAAGCTGCGGTCAGAGAGAATTTAACCTTAATGATGGGTATGGGGACTCAAGAGCTAGTAGAAAATAATCAAGAATTTGAGCAGTTAGAAATGCAAGCAACTCAGCCACCTCCACAGCCTCAAGGTATGCCTCAAGGCGCACCACAAGGTCAAGCACCTGCTGGTCAACCTATTAGACCTGGTGCTATGCGAAGGGAACCTGATATTGCAGCATTAACAAGTGAAGCAAAACCCGGAGAAACGAAATGAGTGAAGAAATAATCGAAAGTACACCTGTAGAGATTCAAGAAGTTGAATCACAAGAAGTTGAATCAGAGGGTAATCAGGAGGAGGTAGAAACAACTGAAGAACCTACCTCCGAAAAACAAGACCCTTGGTATAAGAAACGGATTGATGAATTAACTCGTGATAAGCACGAAGCAAGAAGGCAAGCAGAGCGTTTGGAAAAGATGCTTGAGCAGCAGGAGCAAATACTTAGACAGTATTCTCCTGCTCAAGAGCAACAAGCGCCATCATTAGCACCACCTGATCCGTCACAATTTGCTGGCGGTCAATATGATCCTCGGTATATGGATGCAATGATGCAATATACCCGTGAATCTGCGGTTATGGAGGCGAAACAAGCTGTCGCGCAGGAATATGAGCAACGGGCAAGATTGCAAACCCAACATGCTGCACAAGCCAAATTGGAAACGGCTGAAGCTGCTGCTCGTGTTAGATATGCGGATTACGATTCTGTTATTGAAAGAATTACATCTGATCCAATATTAGCTCAGAATCAAACTATCAGAGAAGCTATATTAGGTATGGAAAACGGCCCTGATATAGCTTATCAATTAGGTAGAAACCTTGATGTAGCCTATGAAATCTCTAATATGTCGCCTGTACAGGCAGGTATGAGATTAGCAGCGATTGTCAGGCAAGATGCCAGAACAAGTTCAGCTCCAAAACCAATACGACCTATTAATGGCACTGGTGGCACTGTAAATGGCACGAAATCCTACGCTGAAATGTCTACTTCGGAATATATAGCTGCTCGTAATGCAGAAGATAAAGCTAAACTGGTCGCACGATTGAAACGATAACTCCGACTCGCCACCAATAATTTATTGGTGGCATTTTTTTATGTACATTTTAAATATGATATGGTATATAATGACCTCACATCTATTTAAACTTTTGCCTGTTTAGATAGCTAGGCAACCTCAGTACAGATAATTCGAGGGATTGGCTCCCATCTGGAAATAAATCAGGCTAAATACCTTTTTCTTTTCATTTGGAGACAAATATGTCTAATCAATTGCTTACCATAAGCATGATTACAAACGAAGCTCTACGGGTCTTGACCAACAGCTTAGTTTTTACTCGTGCAATCAGCCGTCAATATGACGACAAATTCGCCATCGAAGGCGCAAAAATCGGTACTACTATTAACTTGAGAAAACCTCCTCGATATGTTGGTAGAACTGGCCCTGCACTTCAAGTTGAATCTTCTGTTGAAACTTACGTTCCATTGACTCTGAACACTCAATTTGGTGTTGATATGGCGTTTACAACTCAAGATTTGAGCTTAAACATTTCTGACTTCTCAGATCGATTTATTAAACCTGCTATTGCTGCGGTTGCTAACAAAATCGACTATGATGGTCTACAACAATTCTTGAACGTATATAACATGGTCGGTACTCCTGGCGTGTTATCTAACTCACCAACTCAAGCTCAATCTTTAAACACAATCTTAGCTGCTCGTGCTAGATTGAACCAAGAAGCTGCCCCTGTTGATGAATTAAGAAGCATTATTGTTGATCCTACTATCGATGTTGGTATCGTTTCTGGTTTGACTAACTTGTTCAACCCACAAGGTGTTATTTCTGAAATATTCAAGAAAGGTGCAATGGGTGACAGCACTTTAGGCTTTAACTTTGCAATGGATCAAAACGTAGGTAACTTTACTTCTGGTTCTTTCATCGTTGGTACTGACACTATCGCTGTAGCTGCACAAGCTGGTGGTTCTGTTCAAACTAATGCTGCAACTACTTTTGGTTTAACTGCTACTATTACTAACGGTAAAACTTTAACTCAAGGTACTGTTTTCACAATACCTGGCGTTTACGCTGTGAACCCACAAAACCGTCAATCAACTGGTACACTACGAAACTTCGTAGTAACTGCGTTGACTACTGGTACTGGTTCTTCACAAACAGTTCAAGTTTTCCCAACACCTGTATTTAGCGGTCAATTCCAAAACGTAACTAGCACTACTGGTACTATTGCTTCTGGCAACGCTACTGTAATTTCTGGTTCTGCTGGTGCAAGCTACGCCAACGCTATTGCGTTCCATCGCGATGCGTTTGCTCTTGGTACTGCTGACCTATTATTGCCTCAAGGTGTTGATATGGCTGGACGTGCTTCTGCTGATGGTTTGTCAATTCGTTTGGTTCGCCAATACGATATTAACTCTGACCAATTGCCAACTCGTCTTGATGTTCTTTATGGTTTCAGCACAGTTTATCCTGAGCTGGCTTGCCGTATCACTGGTTAATAGGAGTATTTTAATATGAGTAATCCAGGCCCTAATATAGTTGCAGTCGCACCAATC